CAATAAGTAAAGAAGATACTTGCCCAACTCGATTGATTAAAACAGTAGATTTAAATGTATTTGTTACACTTGTTCCATTTGCAGTTATACCGCCAGAAAAAATGCCATTACCTGCTGAAATATTGCCTGTACTTATATCTGCAGCAGTTAAAGTCGATGAAACTCCTAAAGTTCCTGTTATATTAACTCCTGTATTTGTGGTTGCTAACTTTTCGACATTAGCATAATACAATTTAACAGCACCCTCTCCTAAAACGCTTATTCCATTTTCATTGGTGTTAACCAACATAAAAATATCATTAGTTGAATTTAAATATAAATTATAACCGCCACCTGTTGCATCTTGCGTTCTAATAGTTAAGTCTCCCTCGCCAGAAGTAGAGGTTTGTATATATGAGTTGTTATTACCATCATAGTATATTTCTAATTCTTGAGAACCTCCAAACTGTATTTTTTTATTATTTGCCAAACTAACATTACCTAAAAATGATGTGTTTTGGCTTACATCAATACTTGCTGCTGGTGTAGAATTAGTACCAAATGTAATTGCTCCATGTTTACTTGTAATTCCTAAATCATTAGTGCTTAAATTTATTACAGCTCTTTGACTTGCTGCGCTATCTAACCATGAAATTGNACCATCTGCTCCACTACCAGNTTCATCGCTATCTTGTANTGTAATTGNAGGTATAGCATCAAATATTCTTATATCTTTAGTTAGTTTGAATTGAGTTGACTCTTCAAGTAATCCGTTAGTTTGTAAGTTTCCAATCACTAAATCTGCCGCAGCATATCCAGTGCCGCCAGTGTCAACTACCGTTGTTGGTTCAACTTGTAATGATTTAAATAGTTTAAATTTATCATCTCCTGCATCTCTAAATATACCAGAATATAAAGTTGTGCTTGAAGGAGTATATTTTCCATAAAAACCTATATCAACAGCATCACTTGATGTATTGTTGTTTGCCAATACAATAAGTGGGTCTTTTACTGTTAAAGTATCTGTACCTACTGTAGTTGTGCTACCTTCAACAACTAAGTTTCCTATGACTGTTAAATTGCCACCAAACTTACCGTCTCCAGAAGCATGAAATTGTACTGTAGGTGTTACTCCAATACCAATTTGTGTTGTAGAAACATATAAAGGAGAACTGTTGCCAAATCCATCTGTTAGAACTTTAGCTCCTGTTGTTATATTACTATTATCAGAAAACTTTATTAAGGACTGATAAGTATCTTTTATTTTATTACCTGAGAGTGAAGCCATAATTAACTAAAAAGATTTATTTTATTTGTTGTTTTCCAATTTATAGTGTTTCCCATTATCTTTTCTTTTTAAATAAGTTAACAGTTTTGTTATGTTAACCTGCTTAGGTTTGTAGTTCTTTTTTATAATACCCATCCGTTAAATATAGCATCTTTGTCTGGATAAATATCTTGATTTGAATTACTATAATACTCATTAAATTTAGTAGGAGCATTATAAGTCATATAGTCAATAAATCTTTGAGCATAATATTCGGCAAAATCTCTTTCCTTTTGTATTAAGAAATCTATTTCTTCTTTATTTGCAATTACACTATTTTCTGAATTATGTTTAAATACACCACCGTTAGAAATACTATAAGCAGCAAATGGTAAATATTCTACCATAGCAAAATGTATTAACATAGGTTGTATATAATCATTTACTAAAATTAAGTAGTCACCAGCTAAATTTCCTGCAACTATATCTGCGCTTATTTTATCATATAAATCTGTACCTACATAATTTTGCACATGTATCTCTTGTGCTAAATGTATAAATTGTATAAATTTATCAGTATCTACATTTGAATTTAATGCTGTGTTTTTTACTAAATCTGACCGTTTTATAAATAGTGCTTTTGCCATTATTCTTCTATATTTATTGTTTCATCCTCTATAACCTCTTTATCCTCTTTTTTTATACCTGTTTCTTTTTCAATTTCTGATTCAGTCATTGCATTAGTTAGGTCTGTAAATTCAAGAGGTTGTAATGTTTTAAAGTATATATCTAATTCTATTTTATTATAAAATAATATTTTCTCTAACTCATCTAATATTGTTACCTGCATAGGTCTTATAACCGTATTATCCATTAATATAGATGCTGTTTGTAGTTCTTCTGCATTATTACCTAAACCTGTATTATCTTTAATACCAACAAGCATTGGAGATACAATTCTGTGTGAAACCATTACCTTTCTCATTGATTCATCACTTAAAAACCTATATTGTTCGTGTGCATCACTTAAAATAACTGGTTCAATACTTGCAGCTAATTCTTTGCTATCATTAAAAGCTAATATAAAACGACCAGCATTACTAGAACCGCTAAATTTACTTTGTATATTTTGCTCGATAGATGTTCTTGCTTCTTCTGTTGGTACTCCATTATTGAAGTTAATAAGCATACTTGGAGCTAAACCGTTTTGTATGTTGTTAATGTGGTAATTGGCAATTTCTTCTTCAAGCTCTGCATACTGCAAACCACCTTGATAACCAACTGGAGAATAATAATAAAAACCTGCTCTATATGGTTTAATATAAAGTATTTCTAAACCTGCTCTACTTGTACCAAAAGCAGGTATTCTTTTAGGAGAACTCTTTATGTTTATATCTGACCAGTCTTTAGCATAGTAATAACCCTTGATTATACCCTTGTTATCTGCCTTCTCTGCCCTTAAAGTCTCTACAGGTATATGTTCTACTTGTACGATTTTAGAACGGTCTTTAGAATAGATTATTTGCAGTGCTGCTTGACCCATCATTTTGTAGTCGTAACAAATCTTTTTCATTGTCTCTTTGGCAAAAAGGTCTTTCATCTCTTTATAATCTCCTTCTTTTTCTTTGCTATCAACAGCATCTAATCCTTTACCATAAATCATTTCAGCAATACCATTAATTGCAGCATTGTTTGTAGGGCTGCCATTATATCTATCAATTAAATAGTCAAAGTAATTATTATCGTCACCATATTCTACCCAATCCCTGTTGTAATTTTCTGTTATTTCTGGTCTTGTATAAGAAGACATGTTTACTATATGAATCTTACCTTTGTCTATTTCTAACTTAGGTTCTTCTTTTCTTCTTTTGCTTCTTATTCTATTTAATTTTTTTGTCATAATATTATATAATCGTTATCGTATGTATTTTCTGTAGTGTATTCTCCAGAATTTACATTAAAGGTATTAAAATTAGTTTGGTCTGTACAAAAAATTGTTCCTCTATATATAATTGTAGAGNTATTTTTTATAACAAATGAATAAAATCTACCTTCAATTAATAGGGCTTTAGATTGCGCATCTACATAAGTGCCAGTAACAGTCATATATCCATTTGAATTAGCTACACTAACTGTAACAGCAGAAGTTTTTCTTTTAGATTTGTCTGTTAATTCAAAGGTTACAGAGCTTTGTGCACTTCTAGGAATTACCTTAAAACTCTGTGGACTTGTTGAAGTTGTTAATACTACCATATTATAAATAACAAATAATAATTAATTTGTTTGCATAAAAAAAGGGATACGTTTGTACCCCTTTGATTACCTTATTAAATTTAATTATTAGCTATTAGTACCTTCAGTTGGTGAAGCAAAACCAGCATTAGTAAGTGTTGTTGTAACACTTTCTGTTGCAGCAGTTTTTTCTATAAAATTAGCAGGTGCTAATTCCTGTGCAGTAAGAACAAGTGTATAACCACTTAAATCTCCCATTGCACCACCAGTTACTACAGTTCCTCCAGAGACATCAGCACCGTTTTCTAATCCCATAATAAATAAGTTTTTATTATAGTCTTCTACAACGATGTGTGGTCTTCCATAAGCCATTAACTTTAACTCTTTGTTGTCTTCTTTTGTCAACTTGTGTAGTGTTAAATTCAATGTTTGCTCATAAAATACCGTTCCGTTTTCTCTTGAAGCATTAACTGTTTGTTCAAATGAAGAATTACCTTTTATTTCATAATTAAGGTTTGCGACAGAGCTACCTACACTTTGTATTACATCAGTATCAGTACCATCATAAACTGGTACAATACCACCGTAATTGACTATGTAAATGTTTTTTATACCACCTACAACATCTTTGCAAGGTTCTTTTCGCCCTAATGTTAAATTACATGCCATATTCTTAATTTTTATTAAAAAGGGTAAATAGGCACTACCTACCTACCCCTTTATGTTAAACGATTATTATACTCCAGGTTCGTAAAGAACGATATCTGCTCCAAATACATGCTGTACACCAGCAGTAAATCTCATTACAATTCTTACATTTTGTGAACCATCAATGTCAGACATATCAATAACTTTAACGATATTCATGTCGTTTACAAGACCTGTTCCAAAATATAAATTTGATTTTTGTGCTAATACAGCAGTGTTAGCTCCTAATCCAGATGAAGGGAATAATTTTACTCCATCAAAAGAAATTTCACCACCTTGATACCACATGTGACTTCTTGCATCTACACCGCTATTTGTTGCAGCAAATCCACCTAAAGCTCTTACATAAGATTTAAATATACCTTGTGAAACATATAGATATAAGTCTTCTTTGCCATATACAGCAGAAGGACAAGCATCTATTACTTTTCCTAATTCAGCTACAACATTTGCAGCAGTAACAGTAGTAGCAGAAATATCACTTACAGTTGCATCAGCTTTTAGTTTTTTGATAAACCCATCAAATTGTCCAGAAGTACCAGTGTCTCCTTCCCATATATTTTGTTCAGTTCTGTTAGCTACTTTTGCAGCAACATGAGCCAATACGAAATCAGAAAAGTTTTTTGGTAAGTTGTCAAATGCAGAGAATCCCATTTGTGCAGCTTCCCAGTCACTATGTAAATCTTTCTTACATATATCCATGTTTACTTGGAATTCCTCTGGCTGAAGTATAGCTTCAGTAAGAGTTAAAGTTCCTTGTCCTGTTTGGAAATCACAGGTTGCATCCTTAACGATATCGTCAGTAGCAGCTTTTTTGATTACGCTTTTGTATTTTACATTAGGCATAATTGTTAACCCTCCTTTATCAAGGGTGTCAGCAGATAATAAAGCAGCAGCTATATACTTGCCACTAAATTCACCAGCATAAGTTGAAGTAATTGATACACTCATTTTGTTTAATTTTAATTATTAATTGTTTGCTAAAATATTCATTACTCTGTCAATAGTGGACTCTCCTCTATTATTTGCATATCTAACGAATTGATTGTTTGATTCAATTTGTTGTGGATTGTGGTTGATTGGTTCAGCAGCAGGTTGTGCAGAAAGCTTTTCTATTTCCTTAGACATAGAAATTTTTTCGTCTTCGTAACCTAACTTCATCTCATCAATTAATCCTTTTAATTCAGAAACGGCAGAATCAAACTCGTCTCTTGAAACGTACTTATCTTCATCTAAAGAAACTTCTTCAGAAAGCTCTTCGTTAACTTCTTCTTTTTGCTCTTCAGAGACAGCTTCTTCAAGCTGCACTTCTTTATTACAAGCGAGTTCAGTTAGTTTTTGAGACATTTCATCTTCTTCTTTAACTTGTTCAGATAATTGTACTTCGTCTTTAATCTCAATTTCTTTAACTTCATCTTTTTTAACTAGAGATAGTTTTTCCATGATGTCGTTTAAGATTGAGGTAGCTTTAGTTTTTTCCATAAACACTATATTTATAAATTAATTTATCTTAATAAAATAACTGTATATAAATAGCTTGTTAGATTTTTAACTATTTCCGCTAATTCTTCCTATGCCTTGAGCTCTTAAAGTTCCGTCACAACACTTTCTTGAATATGTTTTACCATCTTTACATAAACATCCTCTTTTGTTATTTGCAGGAGATGAGTTGCCTAATGTTTCGTTGTTTTTTCCCATTAAATTATTGTTTAGGTACACAATTAGGTACTTTTATACCATTCTTATCTTTCATTCCTATCTGTTCATATCCAGCCTGACAAGGGTCTTCTAGATTGATAACTATATCATGAGATTCACAAGGCATATACCAAATCTTACCATCTTCCTCGTGTTCATGATGTCCTTTACAACCAATGTTTATAGCTTCTTTTTGCGCTTCTTCAATAGTTTCATAAGCATTATTTCCATCTATTTTTTTTAATTTTATTTCACCAAGTTCTTTTAGTTTACCTCTTGACCAATTTAAACCTGCTTTTCCTCCCCAAAGTAAATAAGATATAGTTCCACAAGCTTTACTATCTGATTCATCATAATATGTTTCTGCTCGACTTAAATATGAGTACATACGTTTAATTGTTGATACCGAAAGTTTTTCACCTCTTGCTAATTGTTGTGCTCTTACTTTTCCTACGCTTGTTGCACATTTATTATTTACCTTTTTGTTAAGCTCAATACCTTTTTTTGCATTATTTCTAATGCCACTTCCATAATCATTATATGTTTTAAATTCATATTTATTATCAAGTATTGAATTAGCAATCTCTAGCAATATTTCTTTTGCCTCTTCTTCATTATCAATTTCATTTAATGCACTCATTTCTATTTTATCAGTAAAATATCCTTCTATAGAAAATCCTTTAACCTTTCCAGTCTTTACATACTTTTCCCAGACCTCATCGTTATTTACTTTCATAGAAACCATCCAAGTTCCTATAGGCATATTTAAATCGTATTTTCTTGATTTATCATGCACATCATCTTCTATAATCCATGATTCTACTACGGAAAGACCATGTAATTGTGCTTGATGTTCTAATGTAGATTTATTTTGGTTACCTCTCATTAAGAATAACTGTGATGCTTTTCTTACCGTTTCTTCACTAAAGAATATATAATATTCGTCTTCATNGTTTTTTCTGAATATATTTTTATTAGGAATTAATGCTGCACCCATTAATATTTTCTTTTCTTTATTTACTTCAGCAAGTTTAATTTTATGCTGTTTTGACAAAGCAATAAAGTTTTCCTCTATCGCTGGTTCATCTACAATAGAAATCGCCTCTATTCCAGATAATTCTTGTTCTTCGTCTATAAGTAGTTCTATTATTTCCATATTAAATTTATTTATATAATTAACCTAACGCTGCTGTTGTTGTAATGTTTCTTTCGAGCTCTTGTTGTGATGTTATTTCTTTACTAACTACAAAAGCTTTTAGTGGTTGTCCTGTTACTCCTGCAAGTGTTGTGGCTAACTGACTTACGCCACCAGCTCCTACTACATTAAAGTCAGGTGCTTCTATAGAAGAATCAGAGTCTCCTCCACCAGAAGAAGATAATCTAGCAACAGAACCGCCTTTACTTCTTATTGAATTTATCGATGAAGCCGCAGCACCAACAATCCCTGCAATATTTACTCCTGCCATAATATTATTTGCAAGAACTCTTTTAGCACCTAAAGGTATTGCTGTTGAATCTCCAAGCATGGCTCTTGCTTTGGCTGCTGATTTAATTATTACATTACTTTCTTTAGTTTTTATAATAACTTTACCAATAGCTTCTGCTTTTTCTGTTAAAATAGCAGCAATTTTTAAAGCATCATTATCTGCGCCTAATATTTTAAGAGATTTACTTAATCCTGTTAAATTTGCTAACGCACTTGCTTGTATAGCTTTTCTCGCTTCTACTTCTTTTTTTTCAGAATCAGTTATTTGTTTTTGTTTATCGATATATATATCTCCAAAATCATTAAGAGCATTTACTCTTTCTTTTGTTCCATCAACTAGCATATCTGTTGCAATGAAAGCTTTTTCTATGTTTTCTAATGTCATTGAATCTCCTTCTTCGTCTCCACCTTCTGGTTTGCCAAAAAGTAATCTATTTAAAAAACCTTTTCCAGTTTTGCCTTTTTNTACTAAAAAATCAAACAAACTGCCAAATTTAATTCTCATTTTGTCCGCTAAAGTTGTAACTTTCTCACCAGCAAGACCATCTATAAGGTTTTTGTCTCCAGAAAGCTCTATGTCTAAAAACTCACTTAAAATTTCTATTTCTTCTCTTTTGTCTTTTATAAATTGATTGTGTGCTTTTTCTGCTCCTATAAAATTATTTAGTCTATTTATTTGTTCCTGTTCTTGTTTAGTTGTAAATTCATCTAAAGCTGCTGTTTGTTGTTTTCTTTTAATTTGCTCAAAAGTTAAGTTTTCCATACCTAAAGCCCTTAACCTTCTTTCTCTTTCAACTTTTTTATTTATAATTTCTAACTCACTAGCTTCTATTTGTTTTTGGGCTGCTCTTGATTTGGCAAGTTTTATTATAGCTTCTCTTTGTATCTCTATTTCTTTATTAGCTCCTTCTGTTGAGTTTTTTAAGTCATCCATAGAAACACTTGATGCTTTTAGATTATCAATAAACTCTGGGAACTGTTTGTTTAAAGCTTGTATTGCTTTTTCTTTGTTTTTCTCTGATTGTGTTGAGTTTTGTAAAACTGCAATATATGATTCAAACTTACCTGCTAAATTAGAAACTGTTTCTCCAGCATTTTTAAATGTTATTGATAACAGAGTACCAGCTTCACCCATGCTACGTAGTTTTTTTATAATTTTATCACCAAAAGAAATTAATAGTTGAATACCTATTAACAAACCACCTGTACCCAGCATAGAACGACCTAATTCTTTTAATGATGCAACTACACCTCCGTTGGTTCTGGCAAAAGATTGAAATAAAGATATAACTTGTGACAAGTTATTTGCTATAGCGTTAAAACCAAAAGAGGCATCCGAAGCTAAACGACCAGTTTCTAATAATATAGCATTATTCAAACCAGATTGTGCTCTACCAGTTTGTGTTACCTTATTTACTTTTAATTGTGCAGAGCTTAATCCTTCAAGCGATTTTGTTACTTTATCTACTGCAATATTAGCATCTTTAGCACCAACTTGTATTTGTATTAATATCTTTTTACTTGCCATATCTTAATCTTTTAAGTTGTTCTTTCATTTGTTTAAAGTCTTTTACCCCTGCATATTTCCCTTTTGCAATTTCTACATTTTCTCCTGCACCATACCAATCAGATGCGCTTAGTAAATCAAGTATATTCTTTATCATAATTATAATTTATTAATTAATTCTAATTGACTTACTTCAGTTTTAAAGTTTGTGCTTATTGAATTAATCCGAAATGCCCTATCTTGTATTACAAGCTCATCATTAAGTCTATAATTAATTAATATATCTGTAGGCAAATATGCTTTAAGTTTATATATTCTCTTTTTTTCTTCAAATATTCCGTTTATATAAGTAGAGTAAAACTTCTTAAACAATGAATTTGTAGTACCATTATAATTTGTTAAATTCCATTCATCAATCTCATCGTCAAAATTAATTGTAAATAAAGCTGCTGTAGTAGTATCTCCATCTTTATTTGTATTAGATGGTCTATGATATTGTGTTATTTCAGATGGAGTACCTGTAGAAATCCATTTAATTCCTTTGCCACTTGAAATTCCTGTCTCTTGAATTGCATAAAACACTAAAGGTTTAGTTAAAACAGGACTATAATTTCCTGTATTTGGAGTTACATCTGTATCAGAAGTAAATTCACCAGATGCAGAATATCCCCATAGTATATCTGTTATGTAAGCTTGTGGAGAGGTTATTGCTGCATAAGGGCTTGACCCTGTTTTGTTATTATCTATTAATCTTTCAAACTTCATGTGTTCAAAAGGAACTTTTACCTCATATTTTTTGCCTCTATCTACAAATGTTGGTTTTACTTCTTCATTACCAAACACCTCATTAAACTGTTCTTTATGATTTATAGAAAGTAATGTTTTTGGTTCTTCATATATAAAATCTATCTCATTAAATTCAAAAGCCCTTTCTATAGTTAAATCTTTAGTGTCTATATGTTCTGTTATATTATAATCTCCCTCAGAAGGATTATTAACTCTGTCAGCATAAAAATTATCTAATGTATCTACATATATTTTTCCAAAATCTGTATCAGCAACATCATCAATATAGTAAGCTGTAAGATTAAACATTTTAAATAATCCTGTAAGAAAATCTATAGTTTTTATTTTTGGAACATTACCTGTAATTAGTATTTCGCTAGTTGTAGATATACTTGCACCGCTTCCCCCTATATTATAAACTGAATTTAATTCTGATGTTGGAGTTTGTGTTATTGGGTTTAATATATATTCTTTAAAAGACAAGCTTGGTGTAAAAGCTAAAGTAGTATTAGATTCAACAATCCATTTAATCTGATAGTTTACCAGTTCAAATGTAGAAANAATATTTACAGTTAANCTTCTTGATGCACCTGCGGCTAAAGCNAATGTGGCTAATGTATTNCCTGTGACGTAATCTACTGCCCTAGCTGTGTATTCTATACTTTGATTAGCACCAGCAGTATTAATTGTTAAAGTGGCATCATATCTTCTTGTGTGTCCTTGTGTAGAAACAGTCCAAGTGTCTCCAGCTAAATTTATTCCTAAGTCTCCACTTACCTTAACCCAAGAACCACATATTCGACTTAATAATTCTTCTTGGTTTTCATCTCCTCCAACTCTCCCTTTGTTTCTACTTAACCAAAGAAATAAATTACTAAAAGCGCTATCTGTTGTAGTATTAAAGAAATCTCTAGTAAACACTACATTAGAAGAATATCCGTTTGCAATAGTATATTTGTTTTCTATAGCTTCAATTATAGAAAAACATTTGATAGCTGGTTTTAAATCATCAAATGCTAATCCAATACTATTTTGTGTTGTGTTATAATATAAATTGCCACTATAATTAGGGGTAGATTGTGCTGAATCGTAGTAAAACCTTTTAGTGTGTGAAATTAAAGGATAGATTATTTTTCCTGAAGATAGACCACTTTCTAATCCTGTTTTAACATTTGTACTATTATATTCATGGTTATAGTCATCTAG